TGCCAGCATCACGGATGTTGCGCGTTCTGCCGCAAAGCATTTCTGAACATGCTGGGCAACGGCGGCGGCCAGCGCGATGATCTGCGGCCCGGTCAGGTTGACCCAGCCCGATCGGGCCTTCCATTCTACCGGTCCAGTGATCAGGCCGGTCTGGATGCCCAGAACAGTCCCGATGATCAGGCTCTGGCTTTCGCGTGTCGTCGAAATCTCTGTTCCATCGGGCAAGGTGATTCCGCCGGTCTCGCGCCGCCAGCGCAGGTCCGACAGGATCTCATAGGGATCGGCGGGAACCTCCGGCGGCTGCCCTGGCGTCGCCTGCTGTGGTGCAGGCACGATCAGCCAGACCCCATTGACCCAGCGCGCCGCCTTGTCCGGCCCCACGGGCGGCGGTGCAATCTCCACGGCCCCGGCAGGGATCAGGTAGACCCCGGGTTCAAGCGGGCTTGCATCGGCTTCCGTCGGGCCGGTGAAGTATCCATCGCTGTTGGTTTGGAACACGATTTTCATGGGCACCTCAGAACTTGATACAGGCCAGCAGGGCCAGGTTGCGCGGGCGGGTTTCGCCTCCGGCAGTCCACCATCCAGCGTTCACACTGTAGCCGCTGACATTGTGGGTATGCGCGCCGGCCGCAACGGTTATGTCGTTTCGGTCGTTTGTGCCTTCGCTGATCCGAACACGCCAGACACCGCCACCAAACTGGTTGGTCGTGCCGATAGTCGTGTGGGCGTGCCCGCCGTGGGCATCCGTGACCCCGTTGTGGGTGTGATCCTGAAACATCTGGTCTTGGTACGTCCCAAGCCCTCGGCCCGTGTCGATACCCCGGCCATCGTCCCAGCCCCTTTGAAAAACGCCGCGCAGATCGGGAAGGTTGAAGGTTGTCAGCCCGTCGCCGACACCGCCGATGGTGCCGATTCTGGAAAACAGAGCGGCATAAGCGTTTCTGGACACGGCAGCACCATTGGCCTTGAGCCATCCCGCAGGTGGCGTGGCCATCGCGAACATGCTGATCGCGCCGATAAGGTCTGAAGCCCCCAGAACACCAAGGTTTGCGCGGGCTGTGCCCACATCACTCATGCCCGCAAGATTGCCGGTTTTCGTCAGCAGGACCGAAGTGTCGATATCCTCGATCGAGGCGAACCGTTTCAGCGATGTGAACGCGGTCACACCATCGCCGATCCGCAAGACCTTGGTATCGGTTTCAAATCCTGGCTCTGCGGGGGACAGAACCGGATTGACCGCCGCCCATTCCGCAGCTGTGCCGCGCCGGAGCCGGAATTTGACGGGGATATCAGCCATGGATCAGCCCTTTCTGACGAATATCTACCACATGTTGCGGCGACATTGAAGCAATACACATGATCTTGTCACTTCGCTATCCAGCCCGTGTTCCCGGCTCCGCTTTCCTTGACGTAGAGGGTGGAGCCAGTGGACCCGTCGATGCGGCGGTAGATGGTGCCAACCTTGGCGACGACAAAGCCTTCGGGTGATCCGGCGCCTTCGATGATTCCGGCTTTGGCCAAGGCGGCTGTGACCGCCTGATTGATCACGGCGGCAATGTCGCCTTTGCGCACCGCAGCTTGGTCTGCCGCCGACCGGCGGTCGCCGGCCAGGATTTCGACCTGCTCTGTCAACCGGCGCAGCAGTGCGCCGGTATTGCGCGGGTTGATGATTTCTTGGGTGACTGCTCTCGCGCTTGTATCGCCCTGGTTCTTGATTACTTGGCTCACTGGCCTCATTGCCCCATCTCCTCGATGGTGGTGGCCATCTGGATGGCACTGATCGTTGCGGTGCCTTCGATCTCGATTTCCCACCGCTGCGCCAGAACAGACGGCAGTCTTATCGGCCGGTTGAAATCGGTGGTTTGAGCGACAAGGATACCGTCGGCATAAACACGGGTGGTCAGCACGTTGGTTTCCGAGCGGCCTTCCTCGGTCTCGACCCAGATCGCCCCAAACGTCTCCACCGATGCCATCTGGAACCGTCTGGATTTCCATGTCAGGGCAAGCAGCGGCATCGAAGCGTCATCGAACTCCTGCACGGTCTGCAGGCCTGCCAGAATGTACAGATTGCCTTCGGTGGGCTGGAAATAGAGGCTGGAAGGCGTTTTTTCGAGATCGCTGATGATATCGACATAGAAAGGCTGTTCGCCGGTCAGGTCGATCAATCCAATGGATCGGGTCGCCAATTCCCGGCCCGGATCGCCGCCGCTGTAGACCGTCACTCTGGGCTGCGGCGATGGACCGCCGGTTTCAAAGACGGCAAACGTGCTGAAATCCGTGCTTGGGGTGCCGCCGGTGATGGTGTCGATCGTTCCGCCCAGATGCGCAAACACATACTTTCCGTCGAGCCGCGCGGCGAACATGGTTTCCGGCGACAGGGCCTTCCATTCCTTTTCCGAGAAAAGCCCGCGCGACACGATCTGGGTGCCGGACGGCGTGATCTGCACCAGCCCGTCATGCGAGGGATAGAAGGCGGCATAGCCCAAATCCACGATGCCCCGGGCACTGACGCAGGGCAGCCCGGTTTCGAGCCGCTCCATCGTCATGTTTTCCGGGGCCGATCCGGTCACGATATAGGGGGTGCCATTGGTCAGGACGGCCAGGGTCGAGCCAAAGGCGGCCAGGCCGATGATCGCATAGTTGACCGGCAGCTCGTATTTCAGCGGCCAGGCATGGGGCCGGAACGGTTCGCAGAACCGCAGGGACTTGCCGTCGAAGGCGGCCATCATGCCGTTGGGGAGTTCGGTCAGCCCGCGCAGACCGGCAGGGGCCGGATCATAGTCTTGCGACTGGATAGGCTCCTGCAGCGGAGCGGTCGCAAGGTTGTGCACATAGCTGGTGGTGGCCACCGGCAGTTCAGCGACAAAATAGAGGTCGGTGATGCCTGTTGTCGAGGTCTGCGACCGATAGATGCGCAGGCGGTTTACACCTCTGCCGGACGCTGGCGCGCTGAACCCTGAGACAGTCACCGTCATGCCGGGCGACCATTGCACCGTGGCAGGCAGCGGGGCCGGGGCGCTTTCCTCGTCCAGCAGGGTGACAAAGGTGTAGGTGTACAGGATCGCTTCCGCCAGAGCGGGATTAAGCGTCCCGGCTGGGGTCAGCGTCGGGGCCGCCGCAGGCGCGGTCAGCGCCAGTTCATAGGTGACGCCGGCCGCGCGTACCTTCGGTGTGCCGTCGCCGGTGAAATACAGCCTGTTATCGGCCACAGGACCGGGCACCACGTCCACATCCTCGGCGAACCCCAGCCAACTGGCCCCGTCCTTGTAGATGGTCTCAACCGGAGTCGCGAACTCATGGACGGCGCGGCTTTGCCGGTAGGGGTCGATGGCCCCATCGGTGAGACGGGTATTGACGGCCTTCTGCGCGAAACCATCCGGCAAAAGCCTCGGATGAACCCGGGGGATTTCGCCTTTGAAATTTGCGATGCGGATCAGCATGTCAAAAATCGTTATAACGGACGCGGCGCGGCGCGCGCTGCTGTCCGGCAAGGTTGATGGCAAAGTTCCGGTCGCAGGCCTGGTCGAACCGCGACCGGTGATAGGCGGCAAGATCAGGATTGGACCACTGCTGGTCAGGGATCACCAGAACCCGCGCCAGCGCGCCGCTGCCAATCGCTTCGGCATGCTGGATCAGCAGGAAGTCCGGCACCTGGTTGTAGTAATCCCGCATCGGGCTGCCGGACAGCACGAAGTTGCGGCCCGCCCTTGGCTTCAGGAACACCGACATGGTGAGGTTCCCGGCTTGGAACGGATAGAGAATGACCTTGTCAGGCTCAAATTGGGTGATGATCTCCGGCGGTGCGGTTTGGGCCGTCTCCCATCCCGGCGGCAGTTCCGTGAACGCCTTCGGGGTCAGCCGGTACTCATTTTCCCAGAACGCCCGCTCGATCTCGTGGATGGCCGCATAGTTGGGGCAAACGACGACGGGCGAGTTTGCGGTCAGATCGGCGTCGACCATGTGCCGCCAGATCCTCGTACGCTCGCAAAACTCGATCGCGGCCAGGCGGACGTTGAACTCTGCGGTCAGGGTACTGACTTTCGGCGCCCCGGGCAGAACGTAGGGAAGGAACTCGGCAGTGGATACCATTGTGGCCATGATTTACCTGCTGTGCCTGTGGGTGGGGCGGTTGACGTTCTGCGTCTCTTCGCGGTCTTGCTTGATGCCCAGCGTTTGCTGGAAAAGTGCGAGATGCGCTTGTGCCCGTGCAGCTGCGCCTGCGACCATGCTGTCCTTGGACAGCGCCCGGTAGATGACGAAGTTCAGCACGGCCTCCTGATAGGCATTTGGCATCGGGATATTGATGCTGGCGTAAGACTCGATCAGGTCCGGGTTCGCCGGGATCGGCAGTTCAGCAGGCATGACCGAGGCCGTGACCTCGATCAGACCGGTGCCGTCATTGCCTGGGACCACATAGAAGGTCATCGGGTCGGCATCGGCGTCGACGACATGATGCACCGCCTTGGCATAGGGCAGGATCGCGGGATTGTGCCAGCCGGGTATGGCGGCATCGATCTCGTCGCGGGTGACTGTTGTGATCGCTTGGCCACCACTGCGCCCGGTGGGGCTGCATGCGCTGGTCAGAAGGTTGCGGGTGGCATCAAGCATCTGGTGATAGCCCGCTGGTACCCGCTGCTTGGTGCCGCACTGAAGCTGGACCTCGATCACATCGGCAGTGGCCGATGGCTTGATGATGGCAATCTCGCGCAGCGCCCCACTGAGCCAGCCCAGCAGTTCCGGCCATGGCCAGCGGTTGCCGCCGGCATCGCTCAAAATGACCGCCGCACTTTCCAGGATCGTTTTGGCTGTGAAGGGCATGGTGGCTCCTACCCATGTGAGTTCGTCGTTGACACAACCCGCGCCCGAGACGGCAGGGCCTTTGATGACGATTCCGCCCGATCCGGTTATGGGCGGCGTTGCAGCGGTTCCGGCCCCGGCAAGGCTTGGTCCGGCGATGGTGACAGCGCCCGAGCCGGTGATCTCTTCCGCTGTGGCGCTGCCAGTCCCGGCGACTGTCGGGCCTCCGATCGCAACAGAGCCAGCACCGGTGATCGGAGGGGTGTAGAAATCGTATTGATACCAAGGCCTGTTTTCACCTTTGACGTAAAGTCTGGTTCCAGCCGGATTTATCCGAATCCCATAGGGATAGACGGGGCCTGAAATATTGACGTTCAATGCCCGCAAGAACGACGCCCCACTTAGGCTCCAAGGCGATGGCAGGGAATACTGAGCGACACTTCGCTGGTCGTACCTTGTAACGTAAAGCGATGATCCATCCGAACTGAAACAAATATCCCGCGGCCCGTTGTCTAAACCGATGGTCAGCGCAACGCCATCATACGAAGCCGTCGTCAGATTCCACGGGGTCGAAAGACTGTATTGGAAAACCTGATTTGCGTAATACCCCAAGACAAACATGCGCGTTCCATCGGGCCGGAATGCCAGCCCATTCGGGCTACTGTCCTGTGATGCTAAATCAAAAAACTGCCCCGTGTAACTGGCCGTGCTGATGTCCCATGCTGTCGTCAGTGTGTACCTATAGACACCGCTCGATAGCAGAAAAGTTGACATAAAAAAATTGAGACCGTCAGGACTAAAAACAAACGGATTGCCTCTAGAGGCAACGATTTGAGCGGCCACCGAAAACGACTTTCCGCTATACGTTGCCGTCGCTATGTCCCTTGGGGTTGAAAGCGTGAACTGATAGACTACGGGATTATGCCCAAGGCAGAAATAAGCCGTGGTGCCGTCCGGCTTGATGTCAAACCACGCAGATTCGTTTGTGGGGCCTCCGCCCACATTCACTGAGGCAAGCGAACTCGCGTTAAGCACTGCGGATAGCAAATCCCCCGGCCCGGTCCCCAGCCCGCCCGCACCAGCCGTGCTCGGCCCTCGGATGCTGACAGCGCCGGTGCCTGTGATCGCTCCGGCGGGTGGGTCCACGGTGCCGGAACCAGCTGCGGCTGGTCCCAAGATCGTCACTGCCCCGGTTCCGGTGATCGTGGATGGTGCGGCAACGGTACCCGCGCCGGAAACCTGTGGCCCTTGGATTGATACCGCGCCCGCGCCGGTAATGCTTGGCGCACCGACGGTGCCGGACCCTGCGACAGTTGGGCCGCTGATCGAGATGCCGCCCGCGCCTGTGATGGCTGCAGGCGTCACGGTGCCGCTGCCCGAAACACTTGGCCCGGCGATGCCTACGGCCCCGGTTCCGGTGATCGCCGCAGGCGCAGACACAGTACCAGTGCCGGAGGCCACAGGCCCCGCGATGCTGACAGCCCCGGCCCCCGTGATAGCCCCTGGCGCGGCAACGGTGCCGGTGCCTGACACCTGCGGCCCGCGCACTGTGACAGCACCCGTGCCCGTGATTGCAGCAGGCGGATCAACCGTGCCGGAACCCGAGGCGCTTGGTCCCCGGATGGACACCGCCCCGGTGCCGGTGATTGCTGGCGCGCCGACCGTACCGTTGCCTGCTGCAGTTGGGCCTGCGATGGTGACGGCAGCCGTGCCACTGATGGCGGGCGGCGCAGCGACAGTTCCCGACCCCGAAACAACCGGCCCGGCGATGGCCACCTGGCCCGTGCCCGTGATCGGCGGGGCGCTGACCGTCCCCGCCCCGGAGACCTGTGGCCCGGCTACGGTGATCGCGCCGGTGCCGGTAATCCCGCCACCACCACCACCGCCGGCGACAACATCCAGCCGGGGAACGCGGTTGCGCAGCGCCATGTCAGTCTCCGATCAGGGGCGGACGCCCTGCATGGGGGTGCTGCGGAACCGGAACCGACAGACGGGGTCGCAATGACCACTTCCACGCCAGATAGCCTTCAACTTTGGCGCGCTGGGCCGGGCTTAGGGCAAACCCGAAATGCAACACTTCGCCCAGTTCCATCCCGAGGTATCGAATGGATAGCCCCATGCGATATGCAGCCCCTGTGCTCCCACCTTGGGCGGCTGCGGGGTTGCCAGTTGTTACTGCGGCGCTCATGTTCGTCGCCACGGTAGTGGACGACGCGGACGCAAACTCGACATAGATGATCCCCGCCTCGGGGGCTGTCGATGATGTCAAATCCGCCCAAATGGTTTTGTCACCGGTGTTGTAGATATAGAGGCCACCCTGAAACTGCCCGCCTGCTCTTTGCTTGACAGCCATTCCAACCCAACCCTGGGCATCGACCCAGACCGGAGGAGCGCCGTCGCCATTGCCTGTCCAACCTTGCGCGTTTGTCACCCGCACCACCGCTATGGACGAAAACCCTGTGGTCGGGGCGTAATTGCTGATCGCTGCGCCGGTCATAAGGTGGCTGGTGCCATTGAAAACTACAACCGGCAGCGGCGTCCAGGACACCGGAGGCGCGTTGACTGCAGCCAGCCCCGGATTGCCGGTTGCGGTCAGGGTCAAGGCCGAC